TTTTTCTTTTCTCATCATAAATAAATTCTTGAGCTAACTCTTTAGCTTCTTGTTTATTTTCTTCCCATTTATCCTCTAACATGATTCTTCCCCACTATGCTCTTCCCATTTAAGACTAAATTCACTAAATACTTTTAATCTTTCAATAACTTCTTCCATGTCATAACCACGTTCAATAGTATCTTCTCCAAAAGCTAAATCACTTACATCTTTAATAAATTGTTCTCGATCTTCTTCATTAAACCAAGAACTGTCTATAGGCATATCTTTAAATCTTTGTTTATATTTCATTTTTCCATTCTCCTACAAGTAATATGAATCTCTCGTAGTAAATAAACTTCCGATTCTTCATAATTAATTTCATTACCATCCTGTGGTAAAAAAAACGTTGCATCCCTTTCAGCTAACTCACATAATGCTGATAAAATATTCAGTAATACATGAACTCTTTTTTTAATATCCATTAATTAATCCTCTTCATTTTTTTTGATACTTCTTCTTCAAACTCTAATTCTTCTTCAATTTCTTTTTCAGTCATTCCTACTCCATATCTAGCTTTTTCCATTTTCATATATTCATCTTCTTCAAAATCTTCATCTTCAAAAAAGGTTAAACAATTTTCTTCATTAATTGTCTCTAATCTTTCAATCACATATCTTCTATATCTCTCTCCAGAGCTTGCTAAGTGATTTACAAGTCTAACTATCACCAGTTGATTTTCTGGTGATAATTGTTCAATCCTACAATTGATTTTTATATTAAATTCAGACATTTGCGACCTTCCCTTCAGAGTAATAAACTGTAAAATATTGATCTAAATAATTTTCATAAAATTTAAGATCTTTATTTACATCATCATTCAAAATTCCTTGAATGTTTTTATCAGCAATAATTTGATTAGGATTAATTTTGTGTTTCTCACAAATTTTTTTGTAGGTTTCAAATTTCATTAATTTGTTTATGTAAGATTAATATAAGTATGATAGCATATATTTAGTTTATGCAATCATTCATGTCCAGAGTTAAACAATTCATTCAAGATCATTCAGACTTGCCCATTCAAGACATTCAACAATTACTTCATTCTTCTAAAAAAGTTGAAAAAACTAATTTTGATTTTTTATTTCAATTTTTGCTTTTTTATTTTTTAAAATTTAAATAATCAAGCATTTAAAAGTACTCTGTTTTTAGTATTCCCATGTGCATTTATAACAACATCAACTTTATTTCCACTACATAAACTGCAAGTATTGCAGTCTGTTTTTTTGCCTTTCTCTTCACTAGCTAAACAATGTATAAAACCTTTAGGATCATTAACACTTTCATGCTTTACATAAAAACATTTAAAACCTAAACTACTTGCTTTTAAATATTCTTCAAAACTGTCAACACTTGCCATTAATAAACCTTTAAAACGTGATGCAAAATAATTACTCCATTGATGAGTATAACCAGTATGGTTTTTACATACATCAATCATTTTTTTAACCATATATAAGGGAATCAAAGAAGGATCACCACAACTTCCAAACCTTATAGACTTATTTCTAAAAATTTCATAATCGCCATTAAAAGTTTCATATCTATTATTTTTATATGCTTTATAAACATTCAATGGGGCATGAAACCATTTAACATAACAACTATTATTGTTATATCCTGCATGAGGACAATTACCGCATACTGTCTCTCCATATTCCCTTAATTTAAATGCTTTATGAGGTTCGATACCATCGTATAAAATCCATGTTTGAAGCATATTACCAGTTTTTGCATTCAAAGTTTTTGCATTCAAACCAGTTACAACAACAACTATTTTTTTATTATTTATAAGACTTTTGCCTTTAAATAATATCAAGCCATTATTATTTTTTTTCATAATAATTTTTGAGTAAGATTTATAAAACTATTAAAAAATAGTTTTATTTAAGGATGTTTTATACATCCCTAAATAAAAATATTATTTTTTTAAGTCTTTAATTTTTATATTTGTTATTTTTCTCTGGCTATCGTATCGGACATTAAAAGAGCTTATTTCAAGCTCTTTAAATTGTTGCTTATTTATTGCTCTTAAACTGGTAGATTCTAAAAAGTCTCTATTATTGTTTAAATCATCAATAATAAGTTTTTTGCTTTTGTAGTCTCTACCGTATGCAGGTAATAAGGTTAAAAACATTACATTAACTCCTTTAGTGGTGTACTTTCAAAACAAATATCCCTTTCAACTGGTAATCCAAAAGGAGGGAACTTTAATTCTTCAAGTTCAGTTAATGAAAAATAACCTAGTTCATTCTCTAAACCTTCAACCCATCCAAAACATTCTTTTGTATCGGGGTTAAATTCACTAATAAACCAACTCCAACAACTACCGCCAAATAATTTAACGTGTGCTATGTGTTCTTTGTTGTTTTTTTCATTACTTCCAATAGTTGGAAGTTTCTTTAAAATTGCTTTTGTTAGTAATTTCATTAGAAATTTATGTAAGATTTCATTATTAATTATATCACTTATTGTTTATATTTAAAGGTATTTAAAAAGACATTCAATAAAATTTCATTCAATTTTTCATTCAATTTTTACATTCAAAATATTATTACTGTCTATTTATTTTTTTTATTATTATTTTTTTTTAATTTTTTTTTTTTTTTTTTTTTTTTTAATTTTTTTTTTTTTTTTTTATTAGAAAAAATTTTTGCCAAAAAAAAATCCCCAAATTTTTGAAATCTGGGGAAAATTTATTTTAAAAAATTTCTATACCAAGAATTTTTTCAAACTCTTTTTTAATTTTTGGTTCCAATCCTTTTATTATTTTAAGATTATCTTTTGAATAACATTTGTTTTTTTCAGTTGTTTTAAGTCTGTGTTTCTCATCTTCCAATAATTGTATTATTAAAGATAACTCAGACTCCCAGATAATAAAGTTTTTATTTACTTTAATTCCTATTTTATTAATCATTAGGATTAACTCCTATCTCATATTTTGCATAATCTCTATCAGTTGGATTGTAAATATGAAACTCACTACAAGTTTCTGAGAGTTCATAATTTAAAACGTTACAACAAAAGATCTCAGGATCTTTATTATAATATTTTGATAATTCCTCAGATTCTATAAATTGAGTAATTTTTAAATCTGTACCAGATCTCGAATAATCGAGACCGATACCATCAACTAATTCTTCATAATCACAATCTATTGTGAATATAATTTTTGTGAATTCGTGTTTTGTTTTTGTGTTCATTTGATTAATGGATTTTCTAATTTGAGTGTTAATAATTTTACTTGTCTCTCAAGTTCATAGATTTTCTCTTTTAACTTAAGATTTTCTATTTGTTTATCAGAATATCTTTTGAAGATATCCTGATCATTTTTCGATAGATACATTTTTAAATGTCCTGTAAGATTTTGTTAATTTGTTGGTTTCTAGTGTTTAGAGGTTCTAAACCTTGGGGATAATCTTTATAACTTGCACCTAAGATACAAATTATAAAAGTAATAAAAATAAGATAAAATTTCATTTTTTATTTATCCTCAAATGTTTGAACAAATTTAAAACCTGCATCTTCTAGAGTTTCTTTATCTCTAGGTAATAAGGTTTTAGTTCTAGTTAAATCTAGAATCCAAAAGTCAATAGGATCTTTAAGACATATGTCTAAGTTTCCGTATCTCTCTTTTTTAAAGAATTTAATTTCTTTACTCATTAAAACTGGTTTAATCATTTTTTTTAGGAAGGTAATAGGAAGGAAAAAACGTAGTTATAAAACTACGTTTATTGTCTTAATGAACTTGCAAGGTTTCTTGCCTATCTTCCCATTCTTTAAAATGGGATGGATTACTCCATGTTGATGACAAGTCCAGAGTCCATCGCTTTTAGTAACATCATATAAATGCACTGGACATACATATTCAGGTTTAAATTTGAATAAATGTTTCCATGATCTTTTAGTATTTTTAGCAGCTCTGGAAGCAATAATTTCGAGACCAACTGTCTCAAGTTCACACGCCCATGAACTACCAGCACTAATAAATACAATGCCTAAAATTTTCTTAGTCATAAGGAAGGAAGGATTAAATTTTCTAGTTTCTTTTTTTGTATTTTCCTTTTGTGTTTCTCTGGTAGCTAGATTTTAGAATCTGGTTATCAGGTAATCATTTTAGGAATTACTCAAGCTTAAAAATTGGCAATAGTACTTGCCCATTTTTTAAGCTAATACCACAATACCATCTAAGTGATATTAAAGCAATATATATTACAAATATTACAAGCTCCCTTCAGAATCGATTTTAAGAGGCGATATTTTCTAAGGTACTAACGTAAGCAAGTTATATTAGAGTGCTATCACAGAGGCACACAGAGGCCATAGAGCGTATTAGGGGGTACAGTTGTAAATTTTTTTTGCTCAGGCCAAAGGCGGGCAACTTAAATATATTCTGTAAATCTTCGTTACTTATTTTCTACTCTAATAGAAAGTTCAGGAGCTTGTATGTTTACGGTCTCTATGGATTCACCTATTACTTTGCCTAGGGAGTCTAGGATCTGTGCTGCGGTCTGTAGCTGACCTTTCTTAACTGCTTTGTTGAATAGACGTACTCTCATAGCTTGTAGACGTGGGAGCATATTTTCTCTATCTTTATCCCAGTCTTCTGTGTTCCAGGTTTTAACTCTACCCCAATCTTCCCAGGCGGTTGTTATGGAAATTTGTTCTATTTTGGAATGTTCTATTACTAATTGACGAGTAGTTTGACCTTCAAGTTGGCGTGAGTAGAGTCTTTGTGCTCTTTCTTGAACCTTTTCTGCTGTAGAGCGAGCAACGAATCTAGGTCTGCCACGTTTATTGGCTTGAGCTATTGGAGGAGTTATATCGTTAGGGAAAGTAGAAGAAGCCACGGACTTACTTGCAAGGTGTATTTATTGAAATAATAACCTAAAAACTGAGGAATAGGCTATAAATAGGGGGTAATAGTTGAAATTTCTGTTATTTTTAGGTGTATGGCGGTAAAAAACAGACCAGAAATTAGCTTAAGGTATGCACAGGGGGAGGTATTTAATAGTGAAAAAAGATTTAGGGTGCTGGTTGCTGGAAGAAGGTTTGGTAAATCATACCTTTCCTGTATCGAACTGCTCAGAGGGGCAATCAATCGACCTGGTGAGGTATATTTCTATTGTGCTCCTACTTATAGGATGGCAAAGGATATTGCGTGGAAA